CGAGCATCACGTTCCAATAATTTCTGAATCTGAAACGATTGACGAAGCTGATTAATAGTCGCAGCCGTAGCCTGACTCAAATCAGCATACAAAGCAGCACCTGGAACAGTAACCTGAGTGGAGATAGTCTGAGCACCAGCACCACCATCAGTAATAAATCGCTGATTAAGACCGGTAGAAGCATTACGCACACCGATAGTAGTAGAACCAGCAGTACCAGCAAAAGCAATAGGTGCAGAAGTACCTAAAGGCAAAGTAACAGAAGAACCCTTCTGAGGCCAAGGCAAAGCGGACGTAAAATAATCATGACGCTTACCACGACGCAACAAAGTATAGTTAGAAACATTATCAGGGCCATCGCCCTTATCAACAGTTACAGAATTTTGTAAATTCTGATCTCTAAACCATTCATTCCAAATAAGATTATAGGCACGAGGCCAAAAAGCACAATGGGAAACAGTATTACTGTTACCAACTTGACCAACAGTTGGCAAACCCATGTAATCCTGAAGAGAACCAACGGCATAACCACCAGCTGGGGAAACTTGTTGAGGAACAACATAACTAATCGAATCTCCTGGATTGATTTGTTCACCCATAAACTTCTGCCAATTGTTCCAAATCAAACGATTAGGTACAAAAAAGAAAAAGCTATCCAAATACATATTGTCCATTACTGGAAAAATTGGAGTAGCAAGACGAGCAAAAGCCGTCATATTCAAGTTAAAAGTATCACCAGGCAATACTTCATCAACATAAACAGGAACAAGATAACCAGCGTCAAAAGTAGTTTTATGGGCAAATTGCCGATCAAACTTAGCACGTGGAATATCAGCACTAGGAATCATAGAAAATCGGTGTGGATCAACCGATTGATTGCGATGCATCATTGTCATGAAAGACCTCTTTTTAACATTGAAAGACGAGCAGCTTGAACCTGCTCACGAACAGAAAGACGAGACGTAGAATTCTCACCAGCCAATGTCTGTGAATATCCATCCAGCTCACGCTGGGCAACTATCTCTGAAAATACACCCGGATCATCTCTCTCAAACAAAACATCGTAATATTTAGGAGGCTTAGTTTTAACACCATTGATCACAACATAATCACGAGGAAAAACGTCAGTACGATACTTCTTAAGCCAATTAGCACCAATACCGGGCTTTAAACTCATATGATTAAATTCAGGAACACGATCAATAATCTCACCATCATCAGTAATAACACGATAATGAGACTCAGCTAAGTCACCAGTAACCTTCTGAACACAATAACGAGCAATATAAGCAGCGGATTCAAAAGTAACATCACCGACGCTAGAAAGGCCAAATGGCCATAAAGACTCTAATAGCTTGGAAGTATAAATCTTCTCACCAGAAGAAGTCTTCTTGAAATACACCTTATCCAAAAAATCATAACCGAATAAACAAGCGTGAAAATGGGGACGAATAGTACCGTTCTCACCGTACTCACCACCAACATAAAATCGAATGGGAGACTTAACACGCTTACGTAGACGCTTCATAAACTTCTGAAAATCAGTGTAATCTAATGAACCACCTGGGGGTAGATTGGAATCGTCATAGGTAAGTGTAATAAAGGCATTCCGGTCATGTAACGATGATTCATGGAGGCAACGCATTGCCCATTGCCTCGATCTCTCAAGACGACATCCGATACATTGACCACAAGGTAGCTCAAGAGTTCCCTCTACACCCTTCTTATTACGACTTACAAACTTTACCGAGCCATCCGACATCCGCACGGCGGGCATGGGATGGTAGCAAGGCATTACAGACGCCAACCACCACGCATAGGATTCAAAGCCACATTAGCGGCAGCTACAGTACGAGAATGATGCTGAAACTGACGAGCACTATTATGCTTATTAACAGGATGCCGAGAAACAGGTTTCATAAAAACTCCAAAGTTTGAACAAAGAAAGGGACACCATAAAGGTGTCACCTAGACCAGTTACATCAAGTAGAAAACTGGTCAGGCGGGAGAAACTCCCGCCCAAATAGTACATCAGGACAGAACGTCCTTCAAGTCTTTTGCACGAGCAACAAGACGAGGTTCTGTAACCTCAATGATGCCAGTCGCATCATCAAAAGAACCGATCTCATAAAGTTCAAAATCATCAGGATGACGTGCAAGATCATCCTTAGAATCAGAACGATTAACCTCATCACGAAAACCACGCAACGCAACAGCAATAGCGGGAACAAAAATAGGACGACCAAAAGCTTGAGCAGCAGTGTCCTTAACAGAAATAATAACTTGTTTCATACAATCTCCAAAAGTTTAACACGAACATTCTCAATGGCATTTAAATCTTGACGATAAATTGCCGAAATAGACTCATGAGTAGAACGCTGCAACATACGACGAGTGCGCTCTTCATAAATCTCCAAAGCACGACGCAACAGCATAACTTGCTCTTTATCCATACAAAAACTCCGTTACATGCAAAATCGCACAACACAACTATAACACAACAAATACAAAAAAACCCGCCGAAGCGGGTTTTCCCCTACACAAATTCTTATGAATTTTGTGCAGGTTCAGAAACAACCTTAACCAACATAGGCTCGGGAACAGCCTGAGGAGTCTTAAGCAAACCCATACGACGAGCTTCCTCACGGTTGTTATCATCTTCAACAAACACCATAAAAGCTTGCGGATCATTACCAAATCGAGCACGAATCTCAGCGGGGACACGCAAAAATTCTTCCTGGGTCTTACGAACCAAATTCATAGCAGTGTGAAAATCAGGCAAATTAGTAAAATCACCAGACTGAGGAACTTTAACATCGTTAGGTAATTCTCCTGTGAGGCCAAACCGCCTAACGATAGTATTAATATTAGATTCCTCTTCAGCAGATTGAATAGCCAAAGATTCATCATCACAAGTCAAAGCAGTCTCATTAGAAACAGCATCCATATCATAATTAAATGACGAACGAACAAAGATTTCACGTTTACGCATATTATCTCCCTAAAATGCGAACCAACAATTCCAAAACAGGCTGATATTGCCTGAATTGACGACCAAAATTACCAGCATCTCCAGCAGCTGTAATATCCAATTGTTTCAACTGGGTATCAGCTTGAACATTACCAGTTTGAGCACCAGCAAGACCAGTAGCAGCTTCCTTATACTTGCCTTCAATATTGTTTAAAGCAATTTGAGAATATTCACGCAATGTTTGCGCCTCAATCTGAGGAATTTCTTTTAACAACTTAGAAGTAGTAGCAATAATCTGCTTATTAGTAACCTTCAGATTATTACCTTCATCGACCAAATTGTTGTACTGTTGACCAAGATTCTTGATCACAGCCTCAATTTGATCATTAGTAGTTTTCAAATTCTCGACTTCTTGTTTAGTTTTGATGATAGTTTCATTCATCAACTTAACATTCTGACGAGCCTGAGCAGCAGAACCGTAATTAGCCTCAGCTTGAGACTCTTGCAAATTCTGAGCTTGAAAACTAGCAACCGCTGGAGAAATGGTGTCTTGATATTGAGCCATTTGTCCAGATGGTTGACCAGACGCACCTTGTTGATAGGCAAGCATAGGGTTTAATCCTGCAGCTTGCATATCCTTAACAGTAGTCTGATATCTGGTTGCGAACTGATTAGCAGAAAAAGTATTAGCAGCTTGAGCCGCTTCTTTTTGCTGCTGATTACGACGCTCACCACCTAAAAAAGATAGTGCACCAGTAACCAAGGAGGCCGGACTAAATGCATCCGAAACCCCCTTGACAATCACATTACCAAGTGATGAAAGATCCATATTAGAAATGATCAATCATGCCAGGAACAGAATACAACGGCATAGGTCTAGCAGTTACACAATTAAAGAAAGAATCAAAAATAAACTGTTGACCATTAGCAGCACTACCAACAGCAACAACGCGTGAAACAGGTGGATTCTCCTGAATAAACGTGCTATTAAGTGTAGGCAGAGTTGTAAACTTCTGAGCCAAGTGCCAGGCATCAATAGTACCCGCAGACGTAGACTTAAAAAGCGAACTAATTTGAGAAGGCTTATAGCGATATTCAGCCCAACGCTCTTGATAACCAAATACATTCGAATCATTAGCGGAACCATCGACAAAAATTTCCTTGTTATAAACAGGTTGTTCGCCCAACATAGCGAAAGCAGGGAAATAAAAATCATAACGTGTAGAACGAGACCACATACGAGGAAGACCTTGTTGATAGGTCAAATCCGCACGAATAGATACCAAACCAATAATTACGCCATGTTCAGTGAACGACTGAGTAAAGCCATGACCAGCGGCGAGGACAGTACCAACACCAGCAAGATTAGCGAGAGGAGTAGAACCGCCAGTAACACCTGTACCTGATGTTTGGGCAATAGGATTAATGATAACTGGAGTAGAGCCGCCACCAAGATATTCAGGACGCTGAAGACGAGCGTCAGGAGAAATAACACCGAAATGAGCACGAATAATCTCCGTATAGCGAGTACCACCACGAGCATCACGTTCCAATAATTTCTGAATCTGAAACGATTGACGAAGCTGATTAATAGTCGCAGCCGTAGCCTGACTCAAATCAGCATACAAAGCAGCACCTGGAACAGTAACCTGAGTGGAAATAGTCTGAGCACCAGCACCACCATCAGTAATAAATCGCTGATTAAGACCGGTAGAAGCATTACGCACACCGATAGTAGTAGAACCAGCAGTACCAGCAAAAG